ATGAATATTAATGACTTAATTAGAGAAATCAAAAACAAAGATTACACAGTGAAATTGAGTGGTACGGATAGCAATAGTATCACACAGCTAATTATTCGCGTTAATAATGATGGCAACGAGTATGTAATTTCTGAAAGTGAAAATGAATCAATCGTTGAAAAATTCATCTCTGCATTCAAAAACGGTTGGAATCAAGAATACGAGGATGAAGAAGAATTTTATAATGACATGCAAACAATCACCTTAAAAAGTGAGTTGAACTAAAAATATGTCAATAAAACTATTAGATGAATTCTTAAAAAAACACAATAAAACGAGGTATCAGTTAAGCAAACTGACTGGTATCTCGCAAAACACATTGAACGATTACAATAAAAAAGAGTTAAACAAGTATTCTGTTTCATTCATGCGCGCACTCTCAATGTGTGCAGGAATATCTACATTTGATGTTTTCATCGAGCTAGCAGAATTGGAAAAAAGTTATGACGATCTTGCTGGATTTAAACACTTATTAGATAAGTATAAGTTGTCATTTCCTGCACAAGAATTTGAGTTGTACTGCTTAATTAAAGAGTTTGAATCTGCGAACATTGAAGTGCTCCCTTTTACATTTAATAGATTCGAAAATGAAACGCATGTAGATATAGAAAAAGATGTTCGAAAAGCACTGGAAAATGCTATCACTGTGTTAAAAGAGAAGAAAAACGAATTGATATAACAATTACGCTAAGCTTATGTTTAGCGTGTTTTTTTTGCATAAAAAAAGCCCTAACGTTGAAGTTAGGGACTGACATATATAAAAAATAGAAGTTGACAACTTTAAGGCGACTACCACGACAGGCAGCTTACAAGCTATGACTAGCCTTGACTAATCATTTATGCGACACTCAAAGAATTATTATCTAACTTCTTAATCAAGAATAACAAAAATCAAACAAGTTAGCAAGTATTTCAGGCATTTTATTTATAACAAATATCTAGATCACAAAAATGTCGCGGAAAATAATGGTCACAACCAATATTACATAAACTTAAAAGTTCTCTATTTCTCTTATCAGGTTTATGTGCTGTTACGTGATTTCTACATACTCTAAAAACTGTATTAGCGAATAAGTCTACAACTTGAATTAAATCTTTATTTTGTGAATCCTTATATGATGTTTCAACAGAAGAGAAAATTGGATGTTCCATTGTAAATTTAATAGTTAAATATTCTTGTAAGCTATTTAATGATTCAATTGCGGTATTTCTATCATCTATTTGCATTTTCAAATAGTTATTTGCTGGGTTAATTGGTATTTTAGAAATTTCATTTACCGTTAGATAAATAAAATAATTAAAAGACAAAGATGTATTATTCAAAAGATGATTGACTAGTTGGTGGTTATCGACTATCTTAAAATGAAATTTAGCATCTGATTTTGTTGAAAGCATATTAAATATTAATTTTTTCATTTCAAAAGGCATCTCCGAACCTTTTATCTCTTTTGTAATATCTAACTTACTAGATGGATACCTTTTAAGATATTTTAATTTTGCATCTCTGAACTGTCTAATTACATTATATGGTTTCTCTGTTTCTAAAAAAGCAATAACAAAATATCTGTTATTAAAATTTTTATTTTTAGTTATAGTTCCTGATTCATCTACAAAAAGTCTCATCCCAGTTCCTCCACTTTTTTACTTAAATTATATTATACTAATTAAGTTTGAGGAAGTGGAACGTATGTACTTATAATTCGAAGTTATGAAAAATCCCCATCAATATAAAACAAAAAAGCCCCCGAAATAATAATCGAGGGCATTAAACTAAATCTTTTTAACAAACTTCGTGTTAGCAGTGAGATAGTAACCAGATTTCGTTTTCAAGCGAGGTGTTCCGCCTTTTGTTTTAGCCATTCCTGTAATCGTGAAGATAGTGCCTACCGGATATGTGCCACCCGTTTTGTTTTTTGTTGTAAAGTCTACTGAATTGTATAAATCACACTGTACCAGTGTTTTGATTTTTTTAGGATTTTCTGTGTAGTATGTGTTTTTGCTTGCTGGTGTGTGTGGTTTTCCTGCTTTTAACTTCGCTAATAATGTTGCGTTCTGCGTTGCTGTTCCTGTGTAATTCTTAATTCCGTATTGATTTGCTAGTTTTTTACGATTCGCAAAGCTTGAATCTAGTTTATTTAAATTCATATAATCTACTAATCCTAGACTGTTTGTGTTCGCATTTGCGCTCGGTTTAGAAGAAATACTAGCACTAGCTCCTTTTCCAAAAGTATCAGTCCCGTAGCCTTTATAATTAAATTGAAGGTGTGGATTGTCTACAAATCCAGACCAATCACCGCCCCATTCAAAACCTAAAGATTTTGCCTTTGCCACAAATTTCTTGCCTTTGTCTGAACGATAAGCACCCCAATCGACCGTTTTACCTTTCGCCATGACGAAATCTAGCGCTTGTCCAACTAAATGATAAGAGCGCATTGTTTGAGACGCTCCGCTAGCAACATTTGCGGCTTGTTGTTCTTTCGTTCTAATTGTTTCGTAGATTAATACTTCAATTCCGTTGTTCTCGGACCAATCTAGCAACTTTCTCGCCACTGCTTTTGTATTGTCTGCTAACTTATTTACATTCGCTAAACTTCTACTATAATAGTAACTTGCCATTACTTATCATCCTCTACTTTTTTATTTTTATTCAAAACTACCTCACTGTCACTTGTGCCGCTTGTCGTGGGGTCGTTCACTACTCCTAACACACCGAGCAATAGAAATACACTGTTAATCATATCTAGCGCTTCTTTGTTGATAGTGTCAGCAGGAATTGTTACGCCGAACCACCCAAGTACTTGCTGTACTAATACCAGAATTAGCGGGATAACTGACACCCAAAAAACCTTCGATTTCATTCTTACTTTCCAGTTAATTTTCATTATTTTTCCTCACCTCCTTTTCATTTCCACAACATCGGAGCAATTGTAATTATTGTTGTAATCACTGCTCCAATAAGACCGATTATTGCGACAGTCACGCCAACGTCGCTTGTTTTTGCCTTTGTTTTTGCCCTTTCCTCATTCTCCGATTTTGCTTTAATTTCCGTTAATTCGATATCGTGATCATGTAAATGAATCGTTGTATCACTTGCAAAGCGATCTAATGTTGTCGCTGTTCTCTCTGTATTTTTTGCAATTTGATCTAGTGATATCGAAAGAGGAATAACAATATCTTTTAAGTCGCTTAAGTCGTCACCTAACACATCAACTTTGTTTTCTATTTTCTCAATATCTTTTGATACATCTATCTTCAACTTGCTTTCATGCTCTAGTAATTCTAATCTCGTCACATATCCTACTTGTTTTTCAGCTTCCACAATTCGAAACCTCCCACTCCCGCGATGAATAAATTAAAACAAGCGCTCAAACCGTATCGAACTGGGAGCAACCACTGCGACTGACCTTCTGCGCTAGCAGATGCGTAAAGAAACAAAATGAATACTCCTACGATCCCCCCAATCAGCATATTGATATATTTTGCTTTACTTGTTTGAAATATCGATATCAAAATCAACACAGAACTGACTATAAAGAATAGTCCCCATGTATCCATATTCATCAAGTCATCCATCAATTTATACGTGTCGCTTCCTTCTGCAACTGCATCACCTCTGATAATCAAAAATGCGCCTGTCGCAAAGCTGAATAGAGATACTTGTAAAGAAAAAAGAATACTAAAAACATCTTTATAACTCTTATTCAATAATTGATTCTTTAAATTTATCAACCATTTTTTCATTCACTCCACTTCCTACTTTTTGACATAAAAAATAAGCCGAATTGGCTTTAATCTAAAACATAAAATAATTGATTTAACGCAAAATAAGTAATGCTCGTTTCCGCTGGTATAAATCCCATCGCGTTACTTGATGAAGCATGAACACGCCCACCACTCGCTTTGTTCGTTGGTGCGTAAGCCATCGCGGTTTTCGTTGTTTGGACCTCGAAAGGAACAGAAGCGAAAGCATTATTTGTAGCAGTCCATGCAGTTGATTTTTGAACTTGACCGCGGAAGATAGCAAATCTAATTCCAAAAACACATATGATTCTGTATTGAGGTGTGTTACTTTCTGCCGTTGAATAACCTGCGTTTAGTGGTAAATCTTTCCAACTTGTGTTATAAAACGAATCTGCATTTACAGATAAAGTTGTTTGTCCCTCCTTAGAGAAATCTAACGAATCACCGCGTAGCATTGCCTCTTTTAGTTCTCCGGAAACATTATGATCCATCAGTTGCTGTGCTACTTTCACACCACCGAGCGTTGTAACATCACTTTTTAAAATAGTAGAGCCGGCACCGGTTGGCAGTACTGTAGCAGCATTAAAGCCATCGTCATTCATCGTGACAGTCCCAGTAAACAAATTGCCTTCATCATCACGATAATTAATATTGTGAATAAATTCAGCACCTGTGATACTACCACTCTCTACATCACCTAATTTCGCAGTAATCGCTGATAACTCCCCAACTTTTAAAGCGTTATAATCCAGAGGTATTTCTTTCCAAATTATCCCATCCCACTTAAAAACACCTGTTATAGTATTTTCAACCTCATCTATCTTGAACCATGTATCGTTTATCTTTGGAATAGCTGGCGGTAGCTCACCATAAAAAGGTTTATTGTTATCACCAGCTTTCATTAACGCGTCATTAGCTGTATCTATTGCTGTGACAGCGGAATATTTAGCATCATTTGCTACTTGTTTTGCATCTGTTGCATTTGTATTCGCATCATTTGCTACACTTTCGGCACTACTAGCGATTTGCTGTGCTGTTTCAGCCTTATTACTTGCGATTGACGCAACTTTATTAGCATTTGTTGATACTTTCGCGTTTTCCCTCAATTGGTTTATAATCGCAGGTGTAGCCGAATTAATATCAATAAAATCACCAACTACACAAGTGCTTTTTGACATATCGCTATAACAAATATTTAACTCAATAACCCTTGCTTGTACTGTAATTGGAGGACTCATTTCTAAATCTACAATTCTTACAAAACTGCCTTTTCTTATTCGATGTGCTTCAAAACCATAGACTTGTTCTAACATTAAAATATTTGCTTCATATTGATATGATGGCGATGATAACTTTCTAAGTTCTAAAGTACCCCATTGTTTCAACGCTGCCGCATTTGTTATATTTTCATTTACAATCTTAGTCATTAAGTAACCTGTGCCGCTTGGGTTGTATTGCTCATTTGCTTCATCATTATAGATGTAATTCAATCCTCCATTAACAGAAGAAATGTTTAATTGTGTCCCATCAGCTTGCGTTGCGCCAAGAGGTATAAGAGCAGTCTTAATGTTCGTAAATAATACTTTCCTCGTTATTCCTTTAATGCCTGTGCCGCTCTCAATTCGAACACCTTCATTATCCCCAAACTGTTTCGCGACTTTACAATAATAGCCAACTATCCTCCCTTGAAATGTTTTTACATAAAACTTAACTTCGCAATCAAAAGCAGTACAAATTTGATGTAGGGCTTCTTGAGCTGTTATATATCCTGAGAACTCCAAATTTGCAACTGCCCCTACATTTTCTGTATCTTGAGGAATCCATCCACTCCCGCCAAGCACATATGTTAAAGCGGGACCAATATTACTATTGGAAAAAGCGCGATCTGTCACAATTACATTATTCAAATCAAAGATAAAAACATTTTCGCAAAAGATTCTTTTTTGAGGTTTCGAACTATTGTCATCTCTGATGTCTTGCACTTCAATAATTTTGAATAACAATGAATCATCGTCTAAGTCTTGAAGCATTACATAATTTCCACCTGTTAAATATTTTGAACTTTCGTCATCTGTCGAAACAGAAAACTCATAAGTTGAATCAAAATCTATAACTTTCTCGGTGTGTGAATCATTAAAATAATGAGTTCCATTTGTTGAATCAACGGATATAGATTTTACAATTTCTTTATTTTCATCTAATATCAATAACATTTAAACACTCCTTTAAAAAGTTCTTGGCCTAACATATACTGTCCAATCTGCCGCTTCAAACGGAGATACATTTAATACTTCTGTTGTACCGCCAAATAACTTAAAAAAATGACTTCCTATTGCTAGATTCTGCATAAAAGGAATGCCATTTTTATAAATTGTTTCTGTTTCAAAATCAAACATTAATTCGTCAGATGCATGCGCTATAACTTGCGGAGCGGTATTTGCAACAATATTTAATTTTTCAACAAGTGTATCTGTGAAAAACAAATCGCGGTTAGGGTCATGTGTGCCTGATGCCGCAGCGTATATATTTAATTGAGCTAATTTTTTTGTGTATTTATTAGCGGTATCTACAAATACCTTTTTCTTCGTCCAGACAGGCTTTATATTACTATCTAGTTTGATAATTTCAGCGGTAAATTGATTCCCTATTTTAGTTAAAATAAAGTAACCATAAAAATCTCTGTATTCATTATATGCACCTGTTTGTACCTTCTCTGTCACTGTTTTATATTTTCCGTTAACTTTTTTTCTAGTTGATACTGTTTTGTATGTTTTAGTAACTTTCCCTGCCTCATTAAACAAATCTTTTTCAGGATAATTAGCAACATTTTGATCGCCAATAGATATTTTAACAATATTGACTTCGGTATTTGCGGCATTATCTTTTATTTGAAACGTTGCAATTTTTGCTCCTTTTTCATCAACAAGATACACTTCTAATTTACCTTGTTGCTTTTGTGCCGATGCTATGTTTTGAAGGCGCATTCTTACACGCCAGTTATCCTGCGCTTGGGGAAGAACTACTTTACTCATTGGTCCATGCCACTGTGCGCCAACACCATAATCAGATGCTCGAAATACATTTGCGGTTGAAGTGAAACTCCCATCAATAATCCCGTTATTTGCGTCTAATTGAAATGTCAAATCTGACTGTTGCATAGGCGTCCATGTAGCTAATACATTCATTGGATCGTTTAAAATTATTTCCGATGGTTTAACAGGAGTTTCTCCAGAATCTGGATCAACTCCTTCGCCAATGTATAAGTAATCCTCTTTATTCGATACAGCTATATAAGTGACATCCTGTTTTATAACTGCTCCAATTACAGGACTGGTAGGTTGTGAACCGCGAACTGGTAATTTGTTACTTTCACTAGTTAGCTCAAATTCTTCTTGTTCATAATAAACATACGGGTCTGAACAAACAAAATTCAGCGTTGCTCGTCCGTTATATAAAAGCCTATCTAAGTCTGTAGATCCTTCAAATCGACCATAATACGTCTTTTCAGGCGCATCATCAATTACCAAAGAGCGTTCTTCTGCATCTACCTGCATCAACCAATCAGCGACAGATGTAGCCCTCTCGCTTAATTCTTTAAGGCTATCTCCAATAATTTGTATTTCTAATTGTATCCCTCGTTGACCAACATTTGGTCCAAAATAAAAAGCGCCAATACGACCACTGACGCTTTCCGTGTTACCTTCGTTTTGTGGGAACAATGGTGGTTTAATGTCAATTATTTCCACATGCTTATCAAATGAATGAATACCTTTATATGTGAATCCTAAACTCATAAAATCACCCCTTGCGCTCGATTAGTTCTAATAATACGGTTGTTTTGAATTTCTGTTATAAAATCTACCGTTTCCTCCGCCACTATACGACCCTCTAACATTGTTTTATTAATAATTTGAATTGGTTGTACTGTAACTGGGTTTCCGCTTCCTTGCATTGCTATAGAAGCCCCTGAGTAAGCCGTAATTTCTTTTGTGTTCGGGGTAACTGGGACTGAAATAGCAGGTGATAGACTTGTTAAATGTTTTTTCATTTTATGAGCCGCCAAATCTATAGTATTTAGATTCTTAAGCATTCCGACTCCAATTCCCGCTGGCACTTGTTCACCAACTTCATCGCTCATTAGCCGAGAAGGCGAGTGGATTTTCAGTCTTTTCTTGATTGTCGATTCAATTGTTTTAGCTAGTTGATCCGCTTGTTTCTCTAGTGGCCCGTTCATTTGCTTGAACCCTTGAATAATCCCCGCTACGGTCTGTACACCAAGTTTAGAGCCAGCAGTACGATATTCTTTTGCTTTATCAAGTTCTTTCAACCAAGAAGCGTTCGCATTTGCCAAATCTTTTTTAGCTTTATCGTTCGCCGCCTTGACAGCTTTATCCATCGCCACTTTATCATTTACAGAAGCGTCTAAGCCCAGCTTGATGGCATTAGCATGTTTTTTACTCCACTCAGCTTGATATTGTTTCAGTTGTGTATCAGACATTCCCGCAATTGCTTTAGCTTGCCCTGTTGCGCTTACACCCATATTGCGTATCTCGTCTATAAGACCTTTACTAACACCGCGTTTTTTCATTTTATCAAGTTGAGCCATAAAATCTTTTTGTTGGGCTGTTTGTGATTTAAGATTTTTTGTTAATTCGCTACCACTTGATTTCTCTGTAACAGCAGCATCAAATAGTCCAGTCTGATTATATGCGGCTTCTTGATTTGATTTAAGAGCATCCTTATATGTCTTTTTCGCTTCATTGATAGAATCCTTAGCCGTTTTATTTATTTTAGCAACATTATCATAATATTTTTGTGTGCTACTTTTTATTGATTTATTAAGTTTAGTTTTTTGTGTATTAATTTCTTTGTTTGCTCCAGCAATATTTAATTTGATTTGTCTTGTTTGCGCTGCATTTAAGCGATATTGCTTATTAATTTGTTTTAATTTATTAATGTACGATTGTGCGCTAATTGCGCCTGTTTTATAATCTACTTGAACATTTGATATTTTATTACTTACATTTTTCGCATAGCTTGTTTTAGTACCTTTTGCATAACGAGGTACGTTACTCAAAGCTTTAGCTGTTTTATCTCCTCGTAATACTTCAGTACCGCGCGGTAGATCAAGAAGAACATTACGCCCTTTTGGAACAAAGCTTTTTCCGTCAGGTGTAGTAATCATTTCTTCGTAGTTGCTTCCCTTTGCATCATTTACTAGAGCTGGTCCACCTTTATGGTTATTCGTACCTTTAGCATAACCTACCTCTTGAATCCCGCTAGGACTTTTACCGCTCGTTTTATATGCAATAGAAATTACTTTTTGATTCTTCATGTTGAGCATATCTCGCCACGAATTTATAGCATTGTCAATGGCGTTTTTCGTAGCCTCTGCGTTAGAATTAATAACTAAATCTTTTCTATGGATAGCTATGTTGTTATAGTCGTTTACTGTTCTACTACCTCTATCAATTTTTGATAACAGGTCTCTGTTGTTTGCAAAAAGGGTTTTTAGATTCACCTTTTGTCCGTTATATTGAACAATAACATCTTTACCGTTCTGTATTTTTTTTCTTACATCAAAGTCATTCGCTAAGAGCGTTTTTAAATCTACGTTCGTTCCGTTATAGCTAACTAACATCCCTTTAGAAGAATTCATTTTCTTTATTACATCTGAATTATCAACTACTAAAGTTTTCATCGATGGAGGTAATTTGTCCCAAACTCCCATGTCTTGCAGTGCTTTTTGTAGCGCAAGGCTAGTATCTGCATTCGCAATCATACTTTTTTGTTCGGGTTTTAGCTTATCCCACAACCCTAAATCTGACAACGCATTAGCTACATGAATAGAATCCTCATAACTAACAATTAATTTCTTTTCGTTGAAAGTCATCTTGTCCCAACGACCACTTTCAATAGTTGCAGTTGCAATTGTTTTCTTAGCATCTGTGGTTAATTTTGCTTCTTTCATGATGAATTTCAGATTATTCCAACCATCGTTAGACTTGGCGGCATCCAAAATAACTTGATTTAAATTTGTTTTTACTTCCCCAGTTTTAGGGTCTAAAACTAAATCGCTCCAAGCTAAATCCGCTTTACTTGCGCCATCACCAATTAACTTACTAGCATCACTAACCCCGCCTGCAGCTTCTTGTACATTACGAGTGAATTCGTCATAACTTAAACCCATTTCATCTAATGCATGTTTTATGTTCTTTTGAGCTACATCGCTACTTACACCTAATTTGTCATATAGTTGTTCTTGCGTTTTAATCCATGCAGTAACACTTGAACGCACTGTACTATCGCGTTCCCTATCCATCTGATTTATAGAATCGTTATAGGATTTTTTATCAATCAGTCCATCATCATATGCTTTTTTTAGCTCTTTCTTTTGCTTACTTGTTGAGTCAATTGTTTTTTTGGTTATTTTGTTTAAGTAATCCGATTGTTCGACAAGTGCATCCTGGTTAAGAGACTCAACTTCACCATTCATCGCTTTAATAATTTGCTTTTTCTTGCTTTCGTTTAATCCCAAGCTCTCTACTTGTTCAATTTGCATCGCTTTATAGATATTATTAACTGTTTTGGATTCCTCAGATGTTAAGTTTCTATGTTTATCAGCAGCCGATTTATAGATATCTTCAATTTCTTTATATTGAGCATTAACATTCGCTTTACGTTCATTAGCTCTTTTCTCAGAGTCTTTCATTGAATTGTCTAAGATAGCTTGAACAGCAGGAGAAAATTCTTCATATGACTCTTTAAAACCATTTAACGCATCATCTGTGTTTTTCTTTATTTCATCTGCCATGTTTTTAAATGCAGTTACTACACGCTCGCTGTCATCTGTCGCACCTGTTGCAAAGGTATCTAGTGCTAGCTTACCCTCTGATGCAAATTCATTGAATTTACCCATCGACTTATCTGCCTCAGCACCAATATCATAACCCCATGTTTTTATACGTTCTTTGCTTTCTTCGATTTTGCTTATATGTTTATCCAGTGCATAAATTCCTACACCAATCAAAGCCGCGCCTGCTAAACCAATTACAGCTGGCAACGCTCCAAACGATCCCGCTAATCCTGCCGCTGCCAAACTAGTTCCTTCTACCGCTGTTGTAGTAGCCCCAAACCCAGCTGCCAAAGGAGCTAGTTTACTCCCTAAACCTAAAATCTTACCTAAGCCCGCGAATCCTTTTATTAATCCGCCAGTCATTGTTACTAGTTTTCCGCCAATCATCAGCACAGGACCAGTGGCTGCTAAAATTCCAGCCCATTTTATGATACTTTGTTGTTGTGCGCCGGAAAGGTCATTAAATTTATCAATCATTTTATTAGCCCACTCGATGATTGGAGTGAGGGCAGGCATTAATTTTTGTCCTACGTTCTGTTCTAATACTTCGAGCGAAGCTTTGAATTGATCCACACCAAATTTACCAGCTTTTCGCATATTATCAGCAACTTGTTTAGTATATCCATTTGCTTCATCAGCGCCCTTAGAATATTTACGTAGAGAATCGCCTCCCGCTTCTAAAAGCGTATTAACAGCTGATAAAGGTTCACGTCCGAAAATCATCGTCAAGAAAGAGTTTTTCTGTGTTTTTGTCATTTTCTTTGTTTTATCATTAATATCATCCAAGAGCGTTGGTAAAGTTTTCATATTGCCGTTGTTATCTTCAATTGTTAATCCAACTGCAGACATTGCTTCTGCAGCTGATTTTGAAGGTTTAAGCAAACTTGTAAGCATCCCCCGTAAGCCAGTACCAGCCTTTTGCCCTTCAATACCGCGGTTAGAAAGCAAACCAACAGCTGCCGCTGTATCTGTAAGTGAATATCCTAGCGAATGCGAAATAGGACCGACATAGTTCATTGCTGTTCCCATATCAGAGAATCCAGCCGCTGTTTTATCAGCTACGTAGGTTAGCACGTCAGCAACTTTGTTTGTGTATTCCATCTGCTTATTTGTATCTTTAGAAATCATTCCAAACTGTTCTAATGTTGATGTTGTAACAGACATTACTGTTTCGAAATCATCGCCAGATGCACGAGCAGCATTAAAAATCGCAGGCATAGACGCCATTGTTTGATTAATATCGTAGCCTTTTTTAACCATTTCTTTCATACCGAGCATAGTTTGTTCAGAAGCTACCCCATACTTAACACTAGCTTTCTGTGCATAATCAAAGACTTGTGTATAACGATCGCCAAACTCTTTCGCAGATTCATCAGATTCACGCAATAAAGAGTTAACTTCTGTCACTTCATTATCAAAATCAAGATACGCTTTAGTTGATTTCACCATTCCCGCTACAATTGGCGCCGTAAATCCAACGGTCATCGCGGTTCCAACTTTTGTTAACTTTTGGCCAGACTTTTCAAGCATATTTCCGAATTGTTCAACTTTGACGATAGATGAATCAAGACCTTTAACATTAATGTTTTTCTTATTGATTTTGTCGATATTATCAGATGCTTTTTGCCCTTTCTTCGCAAAATTATCCATATCCTTATCGATTTTGTTCATCTGGCTTTTATAGCCATTTTCTCGTATTTTTATATCGTAATAAATTTCTCCCGCTTTACTCATATTTTCACCCCTCTTTCAGCTTACTGTTAGCTCTCAAAGCCTTTTCTAATCCTTCTTCATTAGAAGTAGCATCCTCAAAATATCCACGCTTTAACATGATTCGATTTTGCTTTATTTTTTCTTTCAGCAAATGTTTTGGCACTTTGCTTCGTTCAGTCATTCGAATTTCAAGAGTTGTCATAAATGGCGTTTCCCCACCTAAATTCATTAGATATGTCCGGAATTCTGAAAAAGTCATATTTGACAATTCTTTGCGCAATCTGATACCGTAATACGACAAAAAAGAAGACTCGATTAAATCAAAGTCTTCAACTATTCCGTAATATTGTTTTCCTGCGGCTTCCCCTCGTCACTTTCCTCGCTCATATCGCTTTCAAATAATTTAGCTATAATGTATTCAATAAGCCCCTCATAGACTTTAGTTGGCAATGTTTTGGAATTGATTTCTTCTCTGTCTTCTTTGCTGAAAAAAATAGCAAAAATATCATCGTTCGTTGCTACAATTCCATCTGTGATAGTCATTAACAATTCATGCATGTTTTCACTATCCGGCGTTGTATGCTCTCCATCGCTTTCGTCGCCTTTCAATTTAGGCGCAAGAACTTGTCCTAAAATTTTGGGGGCTTCATCCAAAAGCGCACTGTACTTAATGTGTGCTTGTGCCGAAATGTCCGCATAATACATTTTCCCGTTAATTTCCAAAGGAAGTTTTACTTCATTTTCGTTAAATTTAAATGATTTCATTTTTTTCCTCCAAATTAGTAAAAGCCCTCACTCAGAGGGCTTCGTATTTTGTTTATTAGGCAGATGTTACAGAAACAGAAACGTCATTTTTAACCGATGGTTTCACTTTGGATGCAACTGTGATTTTAATTGCAGTTACTGTTGTAGCAACGCCTGTCACAACACCATCACTATCTACGGTTGCTTTTGCTTCATCAGATGAAGTGAAAGTTACATCTTGCGGAGCACTTGATGGCAATACGCCTGCTGTGATATTAACAGTTTCTCCTACTTTTACTGTTTTAGAGGCGCTATCTACCGTTACGCTAGTTGGTTCAATGGTAGGCGCCGGCGTAAAAACTGGTGCGCCATTAGAATTTAATGTTGCAGAAAATGAACCGATATCGTTTGCGCCACCACCACCAAAATCATTAATACCGATTGGACCAGTGATTTCATATTTAGCACCCGATGGTAGTTTCACAATAATAGTTTTTTCCGCTGAAGCTCCAACTTTGTCCCATGTTTCACGTAATTTATTTTGCCCTTCATCTGAATCATTGTATTTCCCGTCTAAACCTAACTCCATTGCCATCCCTGTTTTAACCGCTCGCTCAAACTTTTCGCCAAGTGTTGTGTACTGTTCAATATTAGAATTCAAGCTAATATCTAGTGTTTCCAAATCTTTAATTAATACTCCATCACCGGTTGCTAAATTTGCATCTCTCACGAAGATTTCAATTTCTTTTACTGCATATGTTGGCATTTGCCTACATCTCCTTTTCAAATAATATTGTTAGTTGATAAATCAAACGACCATCATCGTCATAATCGACTTGTCCGCCGCTTGCTACATCTGTTGCTACTACCTTCTGATTTTGGATATTCAGCTCAGAAGGGTTTGTTAAAAGAAAGTAGTTACGTAATAAATCGTATGTTCGTTTGCATTGAATTGTGTTTTTGTCATAAATTAAAAAGCCGATGCTCTCACGAACACGACTTTGCGTTTGTACTTGCTTGTTTTGAAATGTCGGTGCTTCATTAATTACTACCATTGAATCAAGCCCCGTTTGTTTAATGAATCCAAGTGTTTTTATAGCTGGGAATGTTTTTTTGAAATGTGCTACCAAATCTTCAATCATAAACGCATCCCGCCCTCTACAATTTGGTTAATACTCTGAATTCCATAACTTACAGCCATTTCGTACCAACGTGGATTCCGACGATTTTCATAATATTGTCTGCGGGCATAAGGAGTTAAACTAAACACTCTAGCTACAGTTGAATTTTTTTGGATGATAACTTTAAAATCCGAACTTCGTCGCAAGTCTCCATACAAAATTGGAGTAACAGGCTGCGCTAATTCAACCAATTCTCGCCCAGCCTTTGCAGCCGTTGACAAAGCTTTATTATGAATATCATCTATGACTGCATCTTTAAAACTACTAAAGCTCATGCTCGGTCACCTCTCCTACGACAATTTCAAAATGATGTATACTACCGTCGGGATTCGGCGGGAAAGATACGCTCTGGACCTCACCTTTAATTAAACAATAGCCAGGAATTGCAAAAGATACATTGTCTCCTTCATTCACAACAAAATTTAATTTGTTACAAAATAAGTTAATAATATATCTTATGTTTAACCCTTCCTCTGTTTTATTTACGAGCTTTTCAAACTCATAGCGAAACATTGATTTATTAATTGTATCTGGTAAAAGATTTCCAAAGTCATCGCGCCCGCTATTACTAATTATTGTAACTTCTGTATTCAGAATAGTTTCTGGAATAGGTGGTAATTGAAAACTCATTAACAACCACCTACTCCTGCGTAAAGCCAGCCACTAGATAAAAGCAAATCCATCACTTTGTCCGGAACGTCAGGTATAAAGTTGTTCGAATTTTGTGATTGACCACCCATAGTTAATTTACCTAGTGTAAAGTTACCAATGCCAATAAACTCACCATATTTCTTGATGTGTTCACACTGCCACGCGACAGCTTGCTTAATATCATCATCTACATTGTCAAGATCTACGATATTAGGCATAATTTGCTTGTCAATTGCTACAGAAGCGGCTTTTATTAAATTATCCGCTTCTGTCGGTTCGATACTTAAGTTTGTTAGACTAGCTAACTCACTTGCTGTAATATACGTTTTCATTTACTCACCCTCTTTATTTTTGGGCTCCTTTTTACTCTTGGATGGTTCTTTTTCTGGTTCTTTATACTCGAACTCTTCAAAACCATCATTTTCTAACTGCTTAATCAACACTTCATTGTCCGTATTGTATACTGCATTATCTTTTCTTAATTGCATAAACAACTCCTCCTTAAGCCACTGTAGAGGCGATAACCCCGTCTTTTTGTTGTTCTTTTACAAAAATATCATGGTATACACGATATTGATATAACCATCCGTCACCTTGTCCAACTGAACCTGGTGCATGAAGATAAATAGAAGCATGTTTAGTACCGCCAATAACAGAACCTTTATTGATTAGTAAATAATTAAGTTTCTTAGCACTAGCGGCTGGTTTATAACCATCTGTAAAATCAAAAGTATCATAGAAGCGGTCTTCTGCTTCAATTTCAACAATTTTAACTCCATCAATTCCTGTAACGCGAGTTTCTAGACTAGAAGGTCCAATGTTTTGATTAGAAATTGTTCTAGTAAAATCCTTACTTAGTTCTAATGCAGCCATAACATCTACTGATACATACATCACAAGATTTTGCGTGCCATATTTTTTGACTTTTCGAATAGCTGCTTTAAGTGTGCGAAATACATTTTCTTCTGTAATGGTTTCCGCAGTAGAATAACCATTCTTTTTAGCTTCTGTAGCTAACTTTGAAAATCTGTATGCGTCAACCTCTGGTGCAGAGTGACGCGAATTAAACTCTTTCGTAACATTAGCCGCTGTTAAAGCTTGTCCGGTTTCGTCCACATCCATAACATCCACGAAGAATTCCACATCACGATCAAAAGTAATTGTGTACGCTGTGTTCTCATTTGATGCTGAGCCTTCGTTATATCCTTTATTTCTCGTATGCGGTTTTAATCCAGTCGTTGTGATTGTTTGAATCTTAAACGTTTTTGCATCTAACCATAATAGGTTAGGTGTTTCTAATTCATTTGTGTAAGTGCCGAAGACTAATTTCTGGTCGAGCTCCTTACCGTACTTGTCTACATAGTTAATAGCCATTTTGCTATCTCTCCTTTTCTAATTATGAATTTAATGCTTGAATGAATGGGTCTGTAGCACTTGGCTCACTTGCATTGCCTAGTCCTGCCCCGATTGGTGGAGGCGTGTCATCATCAGATTTTGCAATCCATTCCGGATATTGCTCTACGAATTTCGCTAAGTTGTCGTCATTTCGCTCTTCATCCCCAAAAAGCTTCGTAAACGCTTCGTAACGTTCTTCTTTTACGCCGCTTTCTTTTAACTTACTGTGCCACTCTGCCGTTTGTTCTTTCTGAACATATTCATCCAGCTTTGAAAGTGCCTCGTCTTTCTCTTTTTGAAGTTTTTTCAATGCTTTTTCAGATGAATCATGTTCGCCCACTTGATCGTTAAGCTGATTAATTTGGTCGTTTAACTTCGTGATTTCTTCCTCATGCGCGCTTTTGATGGTTTCAATCTCTCCACTAAATTTCCGTTTTTCAGCTGCTACACGATTTTTTACAATCTCATCCAGCTCTGCTTGGGAAAATTTCTTATCGTCTCCACCTTCAGCAAAATGTTGGATGTCAAACTTGCGTTGTAAATAATTCTTCATATTTCCTCCTTTTTAAGCTCTGAGTGAGCCATCCCTGTCTATTAGTTGCCGGCAGGTAGGCAAGATTTTTTATAAAGCCCAACAAAAAAAGCGTTCATTTAGACGCTTTTATAATTTCTCTATCCGATTCTCTCTCTAAGAAGCGATTGTTATTTAGATGCTCTTGCAAAGCTTCTTCCCATTGTTTTACTTTTCCAGCTGTATATTGTTTAGAGGGACCTTCTGCAAGTATATCTTTTGTTTTCCAATCACGAATGCCGCGCTCGTAGTACCGTTGCTTACTTTGCGCTTCGTATTCTTCTTCATCATATGGGATAGGCTCGTCTGTTTCGTCACCTTCGAAATACGAATATAAAAAATGGTGGCAATTTGGATGAAACAAGCCATCATTTTCCGCTTCTTGTAACGTTTTATATTCATTGCTTTCATAGTTAACTGATAGCACCTCTCCTTGCCAAGGAGCACAACGCGGACAACTTCTCACGTGAGCTGATACTTGAACTAATTCGTGCTCATATCTTCCAAGAACACGTTTCATGGCATTTAAACCAACATTAAAAAAAGCACCTCTTGAAGCCATTTCCATGTAAGCTCCTGGCCGGTACTTTCTTCCAGACTGATCTATAACATTTCTTATGCCATCACCTAAAACATTAATAAGTGATGTTGCGATAGCATATTTTAAAATTCCATTGTTATCTTTTGTTTCCTTAACCACTTGTTTGTATTTGGAGGGCGCGATTTTTTGCCAATAATTAGCCATATCTTCCGAAATTTGGATAAGTGCATCACTTTCAGATAAATAGTCGTCATTTTGTATATCAACCTCTTTCTTAGTTTGATATCTGGCTTCCATTTCGTCCTCGTATTCATTCACGCAATCAAGATAAACACGATACGTTAGTTTATCTATTTTATTTCTCGTTTCGTCTTTGAAAAGACTTATATGTGCTTTCAATTCTCTTTTAAACCTTATCAAACGCGACTGCTGAATGAATTTCCATTTTGTTGGATTCTTAGCGCCATACATAACATGCTTCTTTATCAGCAAAAGTAAGTCTATTTCGGCATTATTAAAGTGGTTTCGTAAGATAGATGCTTCTTTTTCGAAATCCACTGGTGCATGGTGATGACTCATCTAATCACCCGCCTTTCGTTTCAATTCCCCCAATTGCTTCTGGGTCCGGAAACTCTCCAATCGAGTTTTCTAAATAGATACGTTTTACTTCCGCTTGAACCTCTTCATCTTCCCATTTTGGGTGGATTAATTTCACCTTTTCTTCTACACTCATCGCTAATGCGCTGTTCATATTGTTTAAAGTACTAGAAAGTTCATTCAAATTAACCGTCATTGGGTCCGGAAACTCAATTATTACCCTGGTTTCATCACGCATTATTGCTTTTTCTTTATTTTTAGCACCGCTAGTTAATAAATATAGATAGTCCCACAACATTTGCTCATAAACATTTTGAATAAGGCGTTTTTTCTTCTCAATTTTACGCACTGTCGCGTCCTGCAAACTCCAAATTTCGGTCGCTTTCACTTCTCGGTTTCCTAAATTGAAAGTAGCGGGATTGTAACCAGATTTCGAAACAGCTTTCTGAGCAAAATATTCCATCGTTTCGCGATAACTACCATCTCGGAAGTCTCCTTGCATGAATTGAATCATGTCATTTAACTTCGCACCAGCATCCAACGTCCCTTTAAACTGCATAAAGTAGTCTTCATCTACATTCATGGACCATTCTTCTTTATCTGTGCTCTTATTAACTTTTTTCCTAAACATTCGCTCACTAGCCGCTATTTTTGTTTTTGTTTTCTCTCCTTCGCGCATATAAACAGTGAAAAAGTAATCTACAGCAAATAAATAATTGGTACATTGCGATAAATCCGATTCCCCAAGATTAAGATGTGGGTACCTGGTATTGCTTGGGCTATTATTTATTAAATACGCGCCCATGCTCTTTAGACCAATTGATACAGAATGACTCAATTGAATATTATTTGAGTTCAGATAGCTTGTAATCTGTTCTGGTAGTTTCTCCGCATCAATAGGAGTAGTTTTATCGCCATCAATTTTAATAACAGAATATGTTACAAAACCTCCAGATAATTTTTTCCCTTCCTTGTCTTCCCATTGTTTTATTTCTCTGCTTTCAACTAAATAATAAATATCTGCTTTATTACTTGTGGGTATTTCCTCAAAGAAATTAAAACGAAATGGCTCATTGTTTTTAAAATCTATCCAAAATTGGCTAGAACTATGAACGCTAAGAGATGGTCGCCCATTTAAAATGTTAATCTTTACAGCGGAGACTCCGCTCCCCCCTGCTAATTCCACAATTTTCACGCTCTTACTATCAAAATTATCAATCCGTAATGCTTCTTTCAGTTGTTTAGTTAAGTTTTCATCTTTACTTCCATTAACCCCTGTTACATCAATGCTTAAAGGCTTTCCAGATATATACTCAGCCGCAACAACAACTATCTCATTGCCTGTTCCGGAATTCATTAACTTATCGTGTACTGTTGGCACATATCCTTGAGCCCACAACGAAGTTAAATAGGAGTCTTTGCTCCATTCTTTTTGATTATCTGGAATAAGCGGCAGATATTTTGGTATTAACTCCGGTTCGCTTCCATTAGGTTTTCCATTTAGCCAACCTTTAATAAAGCGTGTCATTACACTCCAAACACCCATTTAATCACTCCTTTCTATATATCTTCATAATTACTGTAAAAGTAGTTTGTAGCATATCTGCTTGTATCCATCGCATGATTATTCTTGTCAACTGGTTTCCCGCTGTTTTCGTCGCGTACATACATACCCATTTCTTGCAGCCAGCCATAATTGTCATATTGATCGTTAGGTTGTTCAACAAGCAAATAACGCCTTTCGCTTAATAGCGACTGCATCCGCTCAATTCCAACCTCTATACCTTGCGCTTTACCTATCACATCATGAGCATTGTTGTCTGCTCCTGCTGTATCAACACCAACCTTTTCCAGTTCTTCACGCAGCCAGCGACAGGCAGGGTCAATAAAAACAGGCTCATTTACTGGCACTTCATACTCTTTCATACACCATTGGATAAATTGTTTTATCTCAACGGCATAAGTTGAACCAGCTTTTACTTCTCCTGTATCCCTACCGCTATGATAATAGGATGCAACTTGATTCAATTTGTATTTATAATGTCCGTCTGCCTCATGCTCTGTAATTACATAGCACTCACAAACAGTAGCATCTTGTTGTCCTCCATCACCAAAAAAGACCATCTCAATTGGACGACCTTCTAATTTGGATATTTGGTTTTTCTGCATATCAAATGTTTCATAAATAATACCTTTTGGTAAAACTCGTTTGCCATACCAGTCACGTTGCAAAAGGTAAGAAGAGAACTTTAATTCGTTATATAGTTCGTTTCTTCTCTCTTCGTCAAGTATAGGATTGTCAAATGGTGTCCAATGACGCCACTTGTAACGTCCTGTTTTTTCGTAACGATCAAATACTTCTGTTAATACTGGATGGCTTGGAGCGGGAGGATTTAATTCTGCTAGATGGAATCTATCTTTTGCTGCATAAGTTCTCCGGAAACACTCTTTTACAAAATCCATGTGTAATAAGTTGATTTCCAAAAATGTTACAGAGCCAAGCGACATACCTGTGATAGCGCCCACACTGTTTACCTTACCTCCGCCTTTGTAGTAAATCTTTTTCTTACCATTTGGAGCATGTAAAAGTAAGTGGTCCCCGTGTTCATCGTGCTTCATTTCTGCGAGGTTCCCGTAAATATGAATTAAACCTAAACCATCACCATCCATAAATAATCGAAAGGCTTGTTCTTGGTTATATGCTGTCACTAAATGGTTCATATCCCTAGATTTAATGTAGAAATTTGCCATTTTAAAAATATCAGCTGTGGTTTTCCCAGAACGTGGAGTCCCCTCATTAACTTCTAACGTTATGTTTTTAGTTTGTTGCCGTATCGTCTCTTGTTGTTTCGGACTGAATGCCAATTGAACCACTGCCATCACCACCATTCGCAACATCAATCAATGCGTTTAATAATGATGTATCTTTTTCAGCACCTTTAATAAGAGCTGTACGGGCCTGTATATTTTCCGTATAAGCAATAATCTGATTAAGTTTAGCTGGACGCTCATCTTGTTCATCTGCATTTAATTTATTAATCTGTGCATCAAGAAGAGCTACACGCCTATCCTGCATGTCTTTTGTTTCTTTATAGCCCGATCTATCGAATAAGTCTTGAAGTATTTGCGCTCTTAAAGATAGTATTTCTTTCCAATCTTTATGCCACAATAAATCCCGCTTCGATGTACTGTTCTCTTCATAAATTTCACTTACACTATCCTCAAGCTCTTCTAGTTGAATTTTTAGTTCGTCATATTCTTCCAATAACTCTTTTTTTAATTTTCCTTCATCGGCTTTCCTTCCATCCATTTTTTTAATTTTGGATTCAGTTCGCCTTATTTTCGCCTTTAAATTATTAATATCAGCTATCGCAGTTATTTTACGAGCATCGGTAATACTTAACTTGCGAGACGCTTCTTCATGCTTCGCTATTTTATCGTCAATCATTCTAACCTGTTTCCATAATTCAGCATATATTTTCGAAGCGTCATCCTGCATACGTTTTGAAAGTAGTTTCATTTCTTCATCTATAAGTCCCAGCACCTTAACATTCCTTAACAACCTAGAAGCTTGTTGCTCTGCTGTCTTAGTACTGTAACCTGCTGATATGGCAGCTTCTTTGCCGTTAAACCCATTCATTACATAGGTTTTAGCAAAGATTTTATATTTCTCTTCCGTTTTCACTACATATCACCACGCTCCCTTGATAATCAAATAGTTATTTTCTTTCTGTATCATGAATAGTACTAATAACCACACTAATAGCTTCTAAGTAGTCTTTCTTCGTCTGTTCAAACGATTTATCATTGAACTTAGCTGCCTGACTGATAAACATCTCAAAAGACTTCGCTAACGCATATGACATTTCGCTTTCACTTCCGCCGATTTGAATGTTGAACTCTGGTTTCCTGTCTTTCCTCTCTGTTATTCCTGCTTTTATAATTTCCCTCATGTAATTAACTCCTTCTTCGTTTTTTATTATATACTCGGCAAGGATTTGCACCTTGCATGAACTAATTAATTTGTTTTACAGGAGTTTTAAGTTAAGACATACGTTTCTTAGCCACATTAGTTCTATCCTGTGCTTCGTCTACCTGTTCCGCCACGAGTATTTTTTATAAATGAGAAGTGGAGCGCAGACTCAATATATGATTTATTTTTGTAATCATCTTCACTTCTCATATATAGGTGGCAGGTGTGCGGCAAAAATTACTAAATTGCCATGCAGAACAAACTCCCGTCGATTTGTCGTTGTATTTTTTCTTCTCCTCTATGCAAGTATGATCGCACGGAACGAATGCTTATCTCTAGTTCGTCGCTAATTTGAGATAAAGATAAATTTTTTTCATGTTTTAATAAAAATACTTTTTTCTCTTGCGCTGACATTGTAGACATAGCATCTTCCATCCGAATATTGTCCCATTCTGAAATCTTCGGTTCATTATCTTCAAACTCATACGCGTTACCGTGCTCATATACGAACCACTGACGCATTTTTTCAATATCTGTAACGCATATCTCTCTTTGCAAACCGGAGCGCCTGTGAATAGCTCTGCGTGGTGCTGGTTCATGACCTAATTCCATCCACTCAATTGAATACTCTAAACTGTCAATAATACTCTTTAATTTTGACATTGTAGTTTTTTCTGATACTTCTTGAAAAACTCTTTTTTGTCCCACTTCTAACGGAGGTCGTTTTTCAGCATCAATTTTGGTTTGCAGATTAGCTTTTACTTTTTGCACATCCTGTAAAGCTCCTCTGTACTCATTAATTAATTCTTGCATTCTCGTCACTCTCCCCAATGATAATGATTAATAAAAAAAGGACGCCATAACAGATTTAACTGTTCATGACGTCCTTCGATTTTTTCGACCAGACTATTTGTTATTTAGTTTTATTGTTTCCTTGTTCTCGGCAGTGGTAGGCTTGCCGTGGCTCCATCCGATGGTAGTTTGTCCAAAGCCATTTTTTGGTGGTTTGATATACGTTTCTTCTCCTTTAGAGATTATATAAACACCGTCTTCTTTTTTCATAAAGCCGCCCCCAGTGTTTTAGTTAATTAAAATATATTTCCCCAAATCCATGACACGCCTTTTACCAGCGCGCCTAACATAAATACAGAAACTAAGATCCAGAAAGCCCAAAAAGCAATGCTTATAACTGTTATTCCGATTTTGTTAATCATATTCCACCTCCACAATCACACGGCTTTCTTCGTCTTTATCAACTATGAAGTAATCAGAAAAGCCCTCGATATAGTTTAAATTGTCATTCTCTATAAATCCCGCTTCCATCATGCCATCAAAAATAAACTTTTTAGCAAATGCAATATTGTCTGGATCTTTTTTCTTGTTTGGAATGATCCAAGTGAATTTAATTCGGCACGGTGTAGAGAAGGTCACACCGTGGCTCATAGCTCTTTTAACATAACAAGCGCAAATATAGGTCATTTGTTTTTTCACTTTAGCAGCGGCTTGTCTGTGCCCTCTCTCTTTGTTTATATAAGTGTTTAAATCAGTTAACGGAAGAGGGATTATAATTTTGTTGCTAGTTGTGGTAGTCTTCGATAACTCTTGTTTCATAAATAACTTCTAACTCCTTGTCCGATAATTTGTTTAGATATTTGACTGTATGATTTGTATAATTAGCGATCACGTCTATTAGTTGTTTCCTCTCTTTAATTGTCATGTTGCCACCTTTTGACGTATAGACAAGCCATTCTTTCTTTTGAACTCTATTAGTGCGCTCCTGCTAATGCCCATATCTTCCGCTATTTCCGTATCAGTAAGCTTTTTATTCAATCGTCGATATTCAGTAACTGTAAATATCGAAAGTAACTGTGTTGGTGTAGCTAAACCTTTCTCTTTATCTCCTCTTGCTTCTAGTGTTTCTAGCTTTTTAATTAAATTTTTTCTATCTGCGAGAGTCTTGCTTTTTTCAATCATCGTAATAATTTCCCATTGCTTTTTTCTTAATTCCTTTCTGCTCATTTTCATCGCTCCCCGTTATAAAATTAAATGCTCAAAATGGTAAATCATCCGGACTAATATCAATCGGCTTACCTTCATCCGCAAATGAATCGCTCTTCTGGCTTGTATCCGCTCGATATGAGCTTGTTTGGTTGTTATTTGAATAATTAGCTTGGTTTTGATAATTATTCGATGTAGCGCCTTCTGCGTTGTTATTTTTAGGCTCTAAGAATTGAACTGATTCAGCAACTACTTCCGTAACAAAAACGCGTTTACCGTCGTTATCCTCATAATTTCGAGTCTGTATTCGACCATCAACGCCCGCCATGCTTCCTTTCTTCAAGAAATTAGCTGCATTTTCCGCTGGTTTACGCCAAACAACACATTGAATAAAATCCGTTTCTTGTTCTCCTTGTGTATTTTTAAATGGGCGATTTACAGCTAACGTAAAAGTCGCAACTGCCACGCCAGCCGGAGTGTAACGTAAATCTGGGTCTTTTGTTAATCGTCCTACAAGTACTACACGGTTCATTATTCTTCTTCCTCCTCCTTCAAAACAATCCCTAAGACAACAAATCCATCTTTTTGCTCATAATCCGTAATGTAAACTACTTCAACAGCGACCTGAAAGCCAGAGTAATCTCCATTCCATTCGCGTAGAATCAAAGTATCTCCTACCTGAAAGTCGCGGTCATTTTTTCGAATTTCGAACGTTTTACGTCCTTCCGTAACAGCTGCAAAATATTCTGGTGCTATTTTTAATTCGTGTGTTTTAGCCATCTTCTTCCACCCACTCGTCCCACCTATATGCAATTTTTTTCATAAATTCATCTGCATGTTGATAACCAACCTCTTTCAGCCATTCTTTAGCTTCTTCAAAAGTTAAATTCCCTGAACCTGAACCGAGTTGTTTAATAGCTACATTGAAATCGACTTCATAAACGGCTAGCCATTGTTCTAATGTTGCAAGATTTATATCTAATGACCTTTCATTAATTAAATAATATTCTAATTCCTCTTTCGTCATGTCGTGATGCGTTGGAGCTTCTACTACAGTTGATATACGACAATACAAGTTGTTAGGTTGTTTTGCTATTAGTCCTGGCATTATTTGACCTCCGATCGCGTAACTTTTCTTGCCAAATCCTTACTCAATTCTATATGAGCTAAAAAAGCTTCTTCATCTTCCGGGTCCTTAGTGCTTACCCCCCACGTGCTGAGTATTATATCTTGCTTTAAGACACGATGGAGATGATAAACTTCTTCTCTCGTCATGATTAATTCGTATTTTTTCATTCCGCCACCTCTTCTGTTACCCAGTAAGGATTTTTTTCGTAGAACTTCTTCACTTCTCTGTTAAGTGAGCGTGTCATGCTTTCCAATAATGTTGCTTTAGTCCCCATATTTACGTGCTTTCTTTTTGCTTTAACAATGTAATTCAATTCGCCTCTTTCTGTAACTGTAATAAGTCCAATACCGCTATTTTTTAAGCGGGTGTCAAATAGCTTGCAGTTTAAACTGTTAAATGATTTTGCTGTATGATCTCTCAAAACCTCAAGCAAATGTGTTGGAATAACATAGTAGTTAAAATCCCCATGAAACGATAAGTTTGCTTTGCTTTTAAAATCAGAAAGACTTACCTTAATTTCATAGCAGAAGAATTCACCAGTCGTTTTGTATGCTATAAAGTCAACTATTTCTTTGCCAAACCAACCAATTTTTACTTCAAATGCACCGAAAACCCCTTGCTTTGCATGAGCTTTCCAAAGTGCCCCTTCTAACCTTCTCGTGTCGCTTGTTTTGCTCATTCCATCACCTCTTCTTCAAGAATCGCTTTAATCCGTTTCGCTTTATTTAGATCACCTGTAAAAAACAAATGCGGGTGAACATCGCCGATTGCTTCCCAGTTTTTACAGCTTTTATCATTCGATAGAAAACAATCTGCCGTTGCTGCTAAACATTCATTTGTGATAATTCTACGATTATCACTCATAACGCCATTTTTTAAAATACGTGTTAAATATATATCTCCTGAAATCGCTGCGTTTGCTAATTTTAAATTTTCGTATGCCATTAGTTTTTCTCCTCCAACAATTCCAAATTTTCGTGTATGTTTCCGCAAATCTCAATGCCATCAGCAACTTCCCACAAGTCCTCAGCGATGTTTTCCCATAGATACAAGAACTTAGCGTCTTCAAATTTAACGACGCCGTAACACTCATTGTGTTCCTCCCAGCATATGTCACCTTCGAAAATCTTCTTGCCGTATTTGTCTTTTAAGCCTGTGTATTGCATAAGTACGACATCATCAAAGCTGTACCAGTCGACGCACAGCGTACATTTCGCATTACCACAACCGCTCACACCTACAGCTTCTGTTTCGTTAAAGCACAAATCCGTAACAGGAAGCATTTTCTTTTTTCTTTTTACAAACGCTCTAAATCCAATCGCTCTCATGCTATCGTCCCTTCCTTCGCCTTATGTTTGAATTTAAATTCAGATAGTTCATACAATCCACACTCGCCATTCTCTTTTTCTAACACAGCATATACGCCCGATTCTGCGTATATTGTTTCTGGGATAGTAACAAATTTGTGAAAGTATGCTATTTCACCTGTTTCTTTGTAGCGATAAGATGGTCTGATATCTGTTTTTTCTTCGTAGTACTCTTCTCTTTTTAAAAGGATTACTTCTCTCATGCTTCACCCTCCAAATCCCTAACAAAAAAACAAATTACTGAATGTTTAAAATCAACTAATGCCACTTTTGGGATATTAACAACATCATAAATTTCTTTAACTGTGCCAATTTCACCTTTGTTAATTAGTTTTGTTTTATGCGTCGTTTTTACAGTGCTACCTACTTTTACTGTCATGCTTCACCCTCCACTTCCTCAACAAGAACAGCAAACTGCCAATATCTTTCGTCCATTTCGCGCATTTCACCTTCTGTAAATTGTGTTTTAAAAATGTCATTTTGAACACTATCACTTAAAGACCGACGCCCATCATTTCGTACATTGAGATACCCCAAAGAATTAGGAATAAGTTTCACATAATAAAGCGGTTCTTTCTCGACTTCGTAGCCGTCAAGCCAAGCGCGTGCAAGCAATTCACCATTTTCATTATTGTTTTCCATGATCCAGTCGTAGACATTTTCATCTAACGAATCTCTAGAAGTTAATAAATCGCACAATAAATCATGAAGTGTATGACCATCTTCTTTAGAATGATTTTCCAAAAAATCACCTACTAATTTCGGAACTTTTAAAACTGGAGCCGGAGAAAGTAAGTCCCTTTCATCAAGCCAAGTCATGCCCATTTCTCCACTATATTTAATTTGATAGGATATAGCATTTTTAGTTTCTTCTATTTCAGTTACAACACCTTGTTTCAATTCACCTATCCAAATAAACTCTACTTTATCGCCTTCTTTAAATCTCATGCTTGTTCCTCCTTAAAAAGATTTAATTGCATAGGCGGCTCAAAATTGCACCAAATAATTTCTTGCCTATCTGATTTCTTTTCTGATGTAATGCCTACTTTTGTCATTGTTTTAAGAGCTGGCCAGTCTGATAACTCTTGTTTATATAGTTCTGATTCATAGCCGCTTAACATTACTTTGCCCTCATGCTTTTTAAGCACTTTTAGTAACTCTTTGTGTTGCTCTAAACTAAAGTCATGCTGATAATGTGAACTTGCTAAAGAAGTTGCAACATATGGCGGGTCACAATATATCAGTGTATCTTTATCGTTATGCTGTTCAATCAGTTTAATTGCATCTACATTTTCGATTTGAGCGTCTTTCAGTCTTGCTGCAGCTATTCCGATTCGGTTATACATGTCATTCCACTCATATGCATTGTAAGGACCCTTCCAAGACACGTTTTTTCTAAATCCAACATTTGCATTAGTCTTGCCTCCGACGGCAAACCAGAGCCTCACAGCCATGCGTCTAGCGTCTTCTAATGAATCACTTGATATTTCATGCGAAAGCATATACTCTTCACGAGAATACAGCGTGTGCATGATTAAATACTGTAATTGTTCTGGCTTATCGCGCATTACTTTAAAAAGATTAACCAATCGTCCGTCTAAATCGTTTATCGTCTCTAAAGTAGCTTTTTGCTTGTTCATAAAGACTGCGCATGATCCGCAGAATGGTTCTAAATAACTTTTATGCTCCGGCATATTTTCAATTATTAAATCTGCCAAACCCCATTTACTGCCGGGATAATTAAGTATTCGTTTCACTTTTTAGCCTCCCTCTGTTCCTCCTTAAGCCTTTGAGTAAGTGACAATACATACTTTCTTTCTACCGTTTCACATAAATTCAAACTAGCTCTATACTTAATTTCGTTAAACGTCATGTTCGTAACTGCTTTTGCGTCATCATAAATCGTTAAAGTTTTATCTTTGAACATTGCCGGATTTCGCAAAATAAATTTATACATTTTTGTAATATGGTTATAGTGTCGAATTTCCGACGGCTTCCCGCGAAGCCTTGACACGTGCCAATAATATTTCCCCAAGAAAAACATCCTTTCTAATCAACTCTAATTACTCTTAACCCCTTATCAGTCGTCCTCTTTTGATACGTAGGCGTAGCATAAAACAAAATCGTTTCACGCCTTCGCCTCGCTCCTAGCCGCTAATTTCGCTTTAATTTCAGCGACTTTCTTTTCTAAGTCTTCGCTTGATTCTGTTGTTGAAGTTTCTTGTTTTGTTTGTTTCTGTTCTTTGTCGAACCAGTCTGGCAATATTTCTTCTTTAACTGGCTTGTTGTATTTGTTGAATGGCTTGTTAGCAACTGGCTTATTACGTTGCGTCGCCATCTGATCATAATTTTTCCTTAAAGATTTCGGAGATTTTATGACACCGCACCAGAAATCATTTTTCTGTGACCAGATAATTGCATTCTTAACTTTTTCTGGTTCTCGTTTATCTTGTTCAATCATGATTCGGAGGTCATGAGCCCATTTCTCAATGTCTGGATTTTTTTCTTCCGGGTTATTTGACTTAATCATTTCAAACAATAAATTAGCTAAAGATAAATGAACCTCGTCAAACTTGTTTTGACGTTTATTATTATCTTTATTATCATTCTTCTCTTTATTATCTTTATTGTTTGTGATCGTTTGTTGTACATCTGTTGTACATTTGTTGTTCGTCTGTTGTTCATTTTGCTGTTCATTTTCTATGTCGCTACCTTGATAGAACCCCCAGTTTTCAATGGTTACAACTGAAAATTTGTTGTACGATTTGATGTTCAACATTTGGGCTTTTTCTAACTTTTGAAGTCGTCGCCACCACGTAACGGCTGTTCGTTTATTCTTCAGTCCTACGTTCATTGCCTCTTCTAATTTTTCTCTTCCGATTACGAATTGACCTGGATTTAATTTGACTATTTGTTGACCTAAAAATATTTCTCTTTCTTTAAATGACGCTTTGATAAGGCAGTATGACCAAAGTCGATAAAACTCAGGGTCTTGCCATATCCAGCTATCAATAATTTTTCTGTGTAAAGCTATATAACCATCCATCGCAATTCCCCTGCCTTATCAGTTTTCAATTAGATCATTGACCCTTGAACCACCGAGCCAGCTTCTAGCGTGTCAGACGGGGTTGTAGGCACATCTATAATGTCCGGTATTGATTCATCTTCTGTAATATCCTTTCGTTCTCTCGGCTCTGCTTCGTCCTCTGTAACCGCTGTTTGCATATCGATGGATAAAATCCCCCATTTACTTAACATGTTTCTAAGAACGGTCTTTTTAGCCATCGCATCATAATCTTTTTTCCATCCAAAGTCTGATTTACTAAATTTCTGTTTATGTGCTTCAATTTCTTTACGAGTCCAATAGACCGTTTTTTCAAAGCCATTAATTAACTGGAAATAGCCACAGTAGCCAACCACTTTTTCACTTGTATTGTTGTCTAAATCTAGTTCGATTTCTTCCGTAAGTCGGTTCCATTTCAGTAGCTCACCTTCGCGCACTTCGATAACATTAATGCTTTTATATTGTCCTGTGCGTAATGCTAACTGGATGTATCCTTTATAACCGAGCTGAAACTGCGCTCTGCCTTTGTAAGGAACAATCCACGCATAACCTAAATTTTTGTCAATCGGTAAATCTAGTGTTGCAGCAACCATGGCGGAAGTAACAACTGTCATAGGGTCAGTTTTTTGTAAATAGTCGTCGCCATTATAAAGATTTAAAAGGGAAGTTAAAAATTGAGGCGCTTTTTTATCTAGTACCTTTTCGAATTTCTTGCGCATTGTCGGTGCTTCTAGCAAACCTTTTAAGTCTAATGATTGCGCGCTTGCTACTTGCCCTCCATTTTGTTTATTTGCTAATTGATTTTTTAATTCATCGTTAGTTGCCATTATTATTTATTCTCCTTCACTGCAAATTTTCTATAACTAGTTTCTTTACGTAATTTTTTGTAAATGTCTGGATGTTCTTCTTTTAAACGTTTAGTGTCTACTCTTGAGGTAATAACAGGCTTCCAAGTAATCGTAAATTCGTCTGCGATGCCTGTTTCAGCTTCTTTTAAATCATTCTTGATATTATTATCAATTTCTTTCTTTCGTGTCTCTAAAAGCTTTATATCGCGTTCTAAATTTGCTCTTTCAGCCAAAAATTCGTTGTATTTTTTTGATAAAATAACTTGTTTAGCTTCTGACTTAGCAAAACGATCTTTTAAATATTTTTCTGCGGCACTTGATCCGTCTAGCGCCGGCGCTACATGTCCTTTTACGTTCGTTTCCCAAAAATCTAACTCAAAAGCAATTATTTGATTGATTAACTCGTCATCGCGTTCAATTTCTTTCCAAATGAATTTATTTCCTCCAATTAGAACAGCAACATAGGCTTTGCTTTTACCTGTGACCGCTAAATAGTGTTGTATTTGCACTAGATAAGTTGCTGGTACTTCGTCAGCTTCCCATTCTTTTGCTAAGTATGCTGATGCTGTTTTACATTCCAAAATAGCGTCTTCACCAACCACAAACCTATCAACGTTTGCCAACATAAAATCATGCTCTGAATGTTGATACATCATGTTGCTACGTCTCACTTTCTTTCCAGTTCGCTTTTCGAATTCTTTTGCTACAACTTCCTCCATTTGATTTCCCCAATATGCAGCTTCGCCCGCTGATTCATCGGGTAAAACTTGGTCTGTCTTATCTAGCCACAGCTCAAATGCTGTTTTGTATTGATTTAAACCCATGATAATTCCTGCATCGCTACCGCCAATGCCTAGGCGTCTAGTCAGCAACCATTGTGTTCTATTCATGTCTTTCACGCTTGCTAAAACGTTCATTGTCTTTTCTTTTGCCACAGCCATATATGTTACCTCCATTGATTTTTTAATAGATTCGAGGTATAATTTTCTTAAGGTAATATCTCAAATCCTTAAAGCGCGCACTGCTATGCGTGCTTTTTTAATGTCTAAAATCATCGTCCCAAAGATCATCAACAACCATCGGATTCTCAACCATGTTTATCACTTCCTCTCAGCCAGTAGCCTGCGATTACAGACATAAACGACACGAAAATCATTACCATAAATACATCCATCAGCGCGTGACCTCCTCATAGCCTTTTAACTTTAACTCTTCGATATAGTCCGTCATTTTCTCGCAACCTGTTTCAATAAGCGGGATTTTTTGCCGGAAAGCTGGATTAGCGATCATTTTCGTTCTGTCGTCTATAAAAATCTCACTATTACCGAAAATCGTTTGTTTCCGAAAAACTCTTTCTGTCATTGTTGTAGCCCTCCTATACTAAAATTAGAATTAAAATCAAATTACATAAATTTATTAACGCTAACGCCACTGCTATTATTACTAAGATGCTGAACAACACTTTCAAGCTTTTACCGCCTGACTAGCTGTCCCGCCACTTCTTACCCATGCCTCTATTTGGTCTTCTACAAAAAATAGATTAGAACCGATTTTCGTGTATGGAATTTCATCTTGTTTAACCATTTTGTAGAGCTTAGAACGACTAATTTCAATACCTTGTTGCTTCATTTTTTCTAATAACTCCGGCGCTGTTATTGCATTAAACGTCATTTTTAACCACTCCTAACTTTTTATAATATTGATCACGTTTACTTAAAACTTGCTGTAAATCTATATTGAATGTTCTTGCTATACTTGTATTTAGAGTTAAAGCTGTTGCGATTACATCTGTTATTTCTGAAATAGCTTGTTTAGCTGCTTCTCGCTGTAACATGTCGCCTTTTCTCAAATTGAATGTCATAGTCTCTATGCCGTTTTTCAGCGTGTTTATCGCTTCTTCGACTTCTAGTTCAAAGCGGTTAGTTAAAGATGCGTGATGGTTGTCCAGCCCGTTCAGTAGAGGCGGAATCATTCCATTGCTAAATTCATGTGCGAATAAGTAAGTACTCTGTGGCTCGTTGTAGCTATCAATTAACTGTTCTGCTTGTTCAAGTGAAACTGTTCGCTTTCCTTTTAACTGATTGCTTATTAGTGCTGGCGTTACATAACTATCTATCGCTAGCTCTTTTTGCGTGCGAGTTTCTGCTAAAACTTGCATCGCTGTTGTTGCTGATGTTGATTTTTGAAACATAATATCTCAATCCTTTTTTGTTATTTTTTTAGCGACTAATTAACAACTTATCGTTATATACTATTGTTAGTCGCTCCCCTGTGACTGTAAGTTGTCTGCGAGCGCCGTTGTGGTAGGCGGCGCTTAAATTACGACTTGATTGTGTTCTTCCAATAACTTGTTTAATAGATATACTTGTCCTTTTCCTGTTACTTGTGGAGTATAAGTGGTTTTCATTAAGCCGTTTCTATCTGTATGAATATGTGTTTTTTGTTCAAACAATCCTAAGTTCATCGCCTTTTGCGACGGTTTGTTGTAATAAGCACCTTTACTTAGCAAATAACCGCTTCCTCTCAGCCATTCGAAAAGTCTGTTTTGCCCTATGTCTAATCCTTTTTGTTTTAGAATGGTAGCTAAATCTTTCACTAAAATTGTGTTCTCGCTCGTTTGTACAGCTTCCGCAAAAACTACTTTCGGCTTTTGTTCCTCAAGTTTTTTTAACACCTCTTGCTTTTCTTGTTGTTCCTCTATCCATTTTTTAGCTCTAGCGACTGGATCTTCTATCATGTATGAAAATGCGGGATATTCAGTTGCTAATTCCCTCGCTTGTTTTTCTACTTCAATGAAGTATTTTCGAATTGCTCGACCCATTTCGTTGTTTTGCACCATTGCTAATTCTTTAGCAGTATCTAAAGTTAGTAAGTATTCTGTTCTAGGTCTGCCAAATGTACTTTCTCCCAAAATTGGGAAATAGTCTTCATCCTTTGAAAATCCGTAATTACTAAACTTATCGGTAATCCAAGTAGTAAATTTTTTACCAACTTGCAAGCTTTGATGTAGTTCGCGTGCATTTACGAATTTCTCGCCTTTTTCATTTTCTAAAACTGGCAACATATCATTTGCAATTACTTGTAAATTTGACATTTTACATACCTCCTATTTAATCGGTAAATTATATATGTCTTCTAAAGCTTGTTTTAAACTTTCTTTGTTTAAATGTCCTAAAACGTCATTAGTTATCGGCGTATCGTAATCAATATCCCAATTTTCATTTGAGAAAAATATAACCGCTAATTCTAGCCCGTATGTAAAAGGACCTGAAACAACGCTCGCTCCGTAATTATTAGGGAATTTGTATAATATCTGTTCGTTAAAAAAATTTTCATTTTTGTTGTTGATAGCATATTCTTTAAATTCTTCGATAATAATCATTTTTCTTCCTCCTCTATTTGTTTTAAAAAAGCCTCTACTTCTAAACCATCCACATCTATTCTTTCTGGATAGCATTCAATAATTAACTTTGGTCGTTCACCGCCCATTATTTCTAAATGAACACCCGTTACAAATCGTCCTACTTTCCAGTCACCAAGTTGAATGGCATTATATGCAGACCCATCTCCTCTTTGACTAGTTTTGATTGACAAAGTTAACTCTTCGTTACTCATTTTCTAGCCTCCTGTACTTATTAGACACAATATGTGTCTTTGTTATTAAAAAAAATATCTTCAATCGGAACATTGTAGTAATTAGCAATTTTGTTAGCTAAATTTAGAGAGGGGGTTCTATCTCCCCTTTCAATTGCACCAAGCATTTGAGGAGTCACGCCCAAATCTTTTGATACATCTTGTCTAGAGCGCTTGCCTCTCAATTTAACAAGCTTTTCTCTCAAATTGTTCACCTCCTAAAAAGAAACACTTCGTTTCTCGATAAACAAACTATATCAGAAACATATCGTTTCTGTCAAGCATTTTTAGAAACTTTTTGTTTCTTTTGATTTTTTTAATAGACTAGAAACTATTTGTTTCTTATAATTAGTGTAATAAATACAAAAGAAGGTGTTAAAAGTGTTTGGCAATAGACTTTCAGAACTAAGAAAGAAAAAAGGAATATCTCAGTACAAGTTAGCTGATGAATTAGGCTTTTCTCGCGGTCAGATTGCTAATTATGAGCAAGGTTCAAGAGAACCAGATTATTCCACATTACTTAAAATTGCTGAATATTTCAATGTGACGACTGATTATCTATTAGGAAAAGAAGCATTCGACAACAGCGACTTACTTGCAGCTCATATCGATGATGACTTAACAGAAGATGAAAGAATAGAAATAGAAAAATACCTCAAGTTTATACGTTCGCAAAAAGAGGAATAGCCTAAATACAATTTTTTAGGAGGCTCATAGATGAATAAAACAAGTTCTGAACTAAAACAAGAATTTCCGGAATTGAATTTCATTATTGATAACAGCTTGCCGACGAAATTATTTGGCTTTATACAAAATAAAGTTGTCCATTTGCATCCATCGTTAACAGAAAGTGAGCTTAGATGTACTATTATAGAAGAGGCAATGCATTGGAAATACACCGTTGGGGATATAACAAATTTTAATAACATCGATAATATTAAACAAGAAAAATTCGCTCGTCGTAAATCTCATGAATACTTAGTAAATTTACAAACACTTGCATTATGCTACGATCTTGGATATAGAACATATTATGAAGCTGCTACTTTTTTAAATGTTACTGAAAAATTTTTGATTGAAGTAGTAGAGAATTATAGAGAAAAATATGGACTAATGTATAATAATGGTAATTATATTATACATTTTGGCTCTACCATTCAAGTTTTCCAGGAGGATAACTCTTTTTATCCTTATGATTATGGGTGCTAATAAATTTTGACGAGGTGAACATATGTATTGCCCTAAATGCGGACATGCACTAGACCATCACGAAAATCAATGTCCTAACTGTCTAACACCAATCATTTATCAAAGCAACAACAATGGAAAAGCACGAAAAGTCGGCGAAATTATGGAAGAATCTGGTAAATTAATGTCAGGATGTGGTTGTTTAATGACATTGTTGATAACTATTCCTGTCATAGTAATTTTAATAATTATGTTTTTATAAAAAGGAGATGCGGGATGAGCAAGTATAGACACTTGTTAAAAAAATGGTGGTTATGGGTGATTTTTTTATTGGTTATCATTGGCATTGTTTCTTTATTTTGGTATACACAAGTTTATTCTTCCGAATGGGGTAAAGGGCTATCAAAGGAAGACAAAGAGGTATTGGAAAAGGCAAATAAGTCAACAAACGAATTTAATAAATTTGCAAAAGAAGCTAACTCAGGCATCAAATCGTTTAATAATGACGCAACAATTAATCCACAAATAGTAATTAATCCTTTTACTAAAATGGGAGATAATATTACCGAAAGATCAGACGAATTTATTAAAGATTACGATGAATATTCTATCTCAATCCAAAATATCTTAAAAGATGATTATAATAATATAAAAAAACTTAGAGATGACGTTGTTGCACAACAGGAAGAAATTAAAAGTATTTACTCAAACGCTCATAATTATAACAGAGAATTATCCACTGTTGAATCTAGAATAGTAGAAAATATATATCAAGAAATGCATAAAGAACAAAAAGAAAGCTTAGGGTTAAAAAATCATGAATTCAAAAAAAATGCTGAGTTCAGTGATAAAGCAATAAAATTAATGCCTGGCGTTGATTAAAAGAGAGCCTCCGGGCTTTTCTTTTTACCGAAAAAAGAACATATGTGCTAAGGAGATATGATATGGCTAGCTATGTAAATTTAGGAAATAATAAATATGAGCTAAGAGTTTCAAAGGGATATGATGCACGTGGAAAACAAATACGCAAAACAAAAAACGTCACAGTTAAAACAGTAAAAGCGTTAAAACTAGAACTTTCTAATTTTGAAGCTTATGTCTATTCAAGCGATTACACAGAAATAAAAGATATGCGATTTATTGACTTTGTGGAAAAATGGCGCTTAAATTACGCAAAAAGAGAACTAAAAGGTAATACTATTGATAAGTATAACCTCTTTCTCGAAAACTGGATTATACCTTATTTTGAGAGGAAGAAAATAAGTAAAATTACAACTATGCAGTTGCTCGACTACTTTCATGAAGTTCAAAAAAAAGGAGTTGGTCCAAGCGCTTTAGAGGGACATCATCGAGTTATAAGAAGTTTATTTAAATATGCTACCTTGTGGGGAATTACTGAAACAGACGTATCTTTATCAGTGAAAAAACCTACCTATAAAGTGCCAGAAAAAAATATTTATAATAGACGAGAAATAGAAGTGTTAATAGATCGCATTAAGATATTACAAAAATATCAACAAGTAATGATTAAATTAGCGCTATACTGCGGTCTTAGACGTGGCGAAGTTATCGGTTTAACAACTAAAGATATGAATTACAATAAAAATACAATTAACGTTTATAGAGCGGTTATAAAGAGTGCTAGCGAAGGTATAAAACTAGATGAAACTAAAAATAAGCGAAAAAGAATTGTCCCCGCTCCCGCTGGACTGATGCAAGAAATTAAAGAACTTGCAAAAGAAAAGCAAAAAAACAAAGATAAATTAGGTTTGTTGTGGAAAGGAACAAAAGATTTAGATGGGAAAACTGTTGTATTAATTTTCAGTCATGACGACGGCACCCCCTTTACCCCCGCTTCTGTCACTAGAATGTTTAATCGATTTTTAGAGAAAGAAGAAAATAACGATCTTACTAAAATATCATTTCATGATTTGCGTCATTCTGCTGCAAGCTTCCTTCTCGAACAAGGTATTAATGTAAAAGTCATTCAAAACATTTTAGGACATTCAGACATTAAAGTTACATTAAATACGTATGCACATATCACTGAAGATGGTTACTCAGAAGCAGCAAAAACTTTTGATAATTTCTATAAATCTAGTAAATAA